AAACCAAAACCGCCAGCGGGCTTTGGGTTTGCTCTCTAACACGGCTCGGCGGTAACAACGGCTGGAAAAGGTTTCATCTGCCCCACCGCCCGTTAAGGCGTTGCAAAGTTGGTCGAGGGCAATCAAAACGTGATAGCCCCAAGTTTTAAATGGATTTTTCTTGCTCATTTTGGTATTCCTCATAGGTTTGCGACCAGCCGATTGACCAGTCATACTCAAGCGGATTTTCCGCTTGTTCTAACAAAATTTTGTGCATATAGGCGTTTTCAAACATTTTTTCTTTGAGCGTTTTCGCCGCGTTCCACACCGCTTTGAATTTACCAAAATCTAACGGTTGAGCGGTGTTATCCGCACAAATCAGGGTGAAAATACGTGGCTCGCCGTTTTCTTCCGTTTTGCCGTTTAAGTCAAAATCCGCTTTGATTTCTACCAAGGTGGCACGCCCTTTTTCATCTGTATCCACCCATTTGCCGATTTCTGGCACATACACGCCGCCATCAACACAGTTATCTCGTTTGGCATTAATTTTTGACCGCACTTGATTTCGCTGCTCGCTGAGCCGTTCCCCTTGTCTTGCCTCATCCATCACCCATTTTCCCCCTTGCAATCGGTGATATGGGCTTGGTTGTGGCTCAATCAAAACGGGATAGCCCCGCTCATCGGGGATAATCTGTTTTCCCTCACTTTGCCCTTCAAGTAAAGTGCGGTAGGTTTCTTCGCTGATTTCTATAGCACCTTCAGGTGCTGTGCCGTGATAAAAGCCTGATTTAAAATAAATCGTCATAAATTCCCCTTAATGTTAAGTTAATAAGCCAGCTTCTCTAAAATAACTTTCCAGTTCCTCTAATACTTCTGGTGCAAGTACAGTCTCTCTGCTTCTGCGGCTCGTTTTCCATCTACCGATTGCCAAAAACTGAATTCGCATCGCTCCTTGATTAATGGTTCTGTGTTCATACTCATAATAAAAACACTGTGATTTGTTAGATTTAGTTAAAATATTTATACCGAAACTGTGAGGGGTATTAACCGAAGTGGTTAGTGATGCGAAAATTAATGGTATATCAATGAAGGCTTCAGGCCACATAAAGGATTTCTCTCGCGTACCCACAATATCATTTTGATTAAAACAATAGGTCTGAATCATTGTCCCATCGGGGTACTTCATCACTTCGAACCCACCTATGACGGATTTATTTGAAATTGATCTTGCAATAGACTCTTTTATCAATAGCTTTAAATCCGTTATCTCACTTGCGGTATGCGTATGCGAAATGTCCGCTTTTTCTGCCCGCACTTGTTGGATATCTTGAGCCAAACGGCCCACCTCAAGCTCACCCGCATTGCTCACATTGCCAAAGGCTTTAATCCAAAACTGCACCCCATCGAGCGTGTTTTGTGCTTTAATGCAGAGTTTGAGAACAAGGGATTTCGGGCGCGTTTCTTCCGCAGTTCGTGTATCTTTATCCGTACCATCCTTCGTAGAAGCAAGGTAGGTTTTTGCCCTTACCCCATCGGCGACTGCCGTGTTGTTCGCCTGCACCCTGCCTTGTTGTGCAGACTTAAACGAACCTGGCTCCACATCGGTGGTATCACCATCACGAATGACGAGAGTGATATCTTTCTCGGCTTGATAATCGCCCCCTGCTTCGGTAGGAATATAGTGAAAGTGGTCTTGAAGGGTATCTTCTTGCACCTCACCCACCGCAAGCAATGCCCCCGCGTTACGAATAAAGCGGTCTTTCGCTTTCGGCACGGCGGAAAGGCTGCCATATTTCGCCACAAGGTGGCGATACAGTTCGGGATAAGCCTGTTCACTCACCTGCTCTTCAATGTCATCAAAGGCAATCCAGCCCGCCGGAATGTTATCTGTGGGAAAATACGCCGTCATTCCCACATCAGAGCGGCGTAAATCAGGCAGTTTGTTGTTATTGCCTAACGTGCGGTATAAATCGGGGTAAGTGCTACTACCAAAAGTTGAGCCATCGCATCGCAAAAATCCGTGCGGATTTTGCACCGCACTTGGAAATGCCACGACCGCGCCGACAGGAATGATGCTTTGGATTTTCTCGTCGACCCAACCCCGATACGCTACAACCTCATTTTTAGTAAGCTGCGGAAATGCTAAACAGCGTTGCTCGCCACTTGCAGAGCGATAGACATAATTAAATCTTGGGTCGGTTGCTGAGGCAGGATTGACGTCCCACTGCCAATAGCCACCATCGGGTAGGGTGGCACGGATGCGCCCCCAACGATTGTTAGCAATATTAATAAGACCTGTTGCGGTTATATCTGGTGCGGCAATATTACCCGTAAATGTCCCACCAAGCTCGGTCATAATGCGCTTTTGACCAAGGTGATTGCCATTGGCATCAAAGGCTGTCGTAAATATATCCCAAGCAATATTGCCCGTTGAGCTACCATAGCTAAAGCAAATCCCTCTAGCGTGAGCATTGGTGCTGTAGCTTGGGTGGGTAATGTGCATCATCAACCCATTGAGTGGGAGATTATTAAGTCTAGCGCCGTTTGGACGATAAAACCCGCTGTAGGTATAGCCATTAGCCTTGGTATAGTCGATGGTTTTCAAAAATGCCTCGCCACCAACCTTATCTAGCTTGATGTCGTTAAGGTCATACACTGCCTTACTGGTCGCCACGGTGTCGCTACTTGCCAAATTAATTGCATTAGATTTTTTGCTGTTGGGGATATAGTTACTCAGATTGCGGGTTAAGGCATCAATCAGCCCTTTCAACGTTTTCCCCGCTTTGGCGGTGAGCCCTAGGGTTTCTGCTTCGCTATCGGTGGCGTTGGTGAGTTGCACAATGCCCGCTTGGCTTGTGCTTGCTTTGTCGATTTCGTGGCTGTGGCCCGTTTCCTCCACGGCGTTTTGGCTAGTGGCGGTGAGAGTTTTTGGGGTATATTGAGGGTGTGGATTATCTTCATTTTCGTGCTGATTTATGAGCTGAATAAGTTTATCTTGATCTTGCATTATTTGCACATCAATACGTTCAACAGGCATTGCTTCCAAGGCAAGCGAAAATGAAATTGTTGTCTCCACTTTATCAGAGATAAAAATTAACCCTTCGCCTTTTATTTCATCCGAAGAATAAACAGCGATAAGCGTATTATTTGCCCAAAAACCAATTTCATTACACCAAAAACCTTCATCTTGTTCTGCTTTTATAACAAAACGCATCTGGATTGTTTTCTCATCTAATCTTACAGCGGATGCAATACCTACACGCAATCTCTCTTGTTTTAGGGAAGTTTCTTCTCCCGTTGGTCGATATTTTTCCGTACCAAATGCCGCGTGTGTAATAGTCAGCGATAAATGCTGATTATTATTCATCGTAGCGAGTTTTAATCCTGCCTTAGTTATTGTTGGGGGGCTATTGATTTGATTTACAGCCATCACATATCCTTAACGATAAAAATCTGTGAGGCTAGTATAAAAAGATAGATATATTTAATACTTGTTTTTTTCCTAAATCACCGTTTTATAAAATTCTCTTTTTTCTTGGTTATTTTCATATCCAGCACGAGATTTTATTTCTTTAAGCTGTTTTTCAGTAGGCAGAACAAGAATCTGTTCATTAAGTGGCTCATCAAAAGAACCAAGCCCAGCGGCTGCCATAATAGTAAGAAACTCATTTCGTCGCCCATACACCCGTAGGCTTACCAAAGTAAGATCGTGCTTTTCATCAAATTTTGTTTCATAACGAATTGCTGGTTCCCATTTTTTAGTTCTGATCGAAAAATCACGAACAAGTTGTACAAACCTATTACAAGCCATAGAATGACTTTCTATCATAAATCCCCCTGCCTTAAATAATTGGTAATCGGCACTTGCCTTTAAATGAGGCAAAATTAAACCCAGAAAATCCCGTTCCAATAACAACTTTTGAAGGCTTGTTTTTATTTCCTAGTTCTTTTTTTACAGTCAGTCCAACAACAAATCTAGCTCCTATAATTGATTGAATTGTAGATACATACTGCAGTATTTGTTGCCCATCTTCGCTTATATCGGTGATTGAAATTTTTATCCTAGATGTAAGCCAATGAGGGGTGTTTTTTCTACGAACTCCTTCGGCATTTACAAGCGATGTTGTATATGGTTTATCTGTTTCCTGCCACAATTGCTCAATAGTGAAGCCATCTGGATAAAGCATTTGTAAATAAGTACGCAGAAAATGAAAACCTCTTTTAGGGTTTTTAACTCGCCAAGCCTTAAAAAGATAACGAAGTCTATCAATATCGCCATCAGCACGCATTAGACTTAGCCCATCATTTAACGCAAATTTCGTTAATAATGCACTTTGAGCCAAATAAGGCGATCCATAATGTAATAAGTCCCTTTGTCTATGCCATAGCATTTTCTTAAAAACCCTAAGAAAAACATTTTTCCAAGCTAGTTCAATTTCCTCTGTCATTTCTGAGGCCACAAATGGATAAATAGGCGTGACCTCTTTTGCTCCTGTCTGATTTACCATAATTACTCCACTGTATTATATCCACCGCCCCACACGCTACTTTCATACCCATTAGACGTTAAATTAATTGTGATTGACTCTTTATCTAGGTATCGAAATACTTCGGGAGCGGAATTCACTCCATTAGATATTGATACATTTAAATCACTTCTTTTGTCCGCAAGTGCTGGAATTGCCTGCTCTATCAAACTAAATACTTCTTTATTTTTTACAACAACCTTCCCTTGCTTGGTTGAAAAAGCATTTTTGCCATATTCTTGTAACAAAAGATCAATGATTTGAGCTTTAACTTGTAATACATCATAAGCTCTTGCAATGATTGCATTAACGGTAATATGAATTTTTTCTGTAATTGGTTCAACGAACTTTGTCTTATAGGAGTCATCAGCTTCCGCAATGACTTGTGATATTTGTCGCTTGATAGATTCTTTACTTTCAACTGAATTATCGGGTAAAGCAAAAGAGTAAAATAGCGTATTAACATTATTAATGTCAGCCCCTCGTATTTTTTCTTCTATCTGTTCATTCCATACGGCTAGAAATGCCAAATGATTAAAGTTTTTACGAAGTAATTTATCAAACTCACCGAGAAATACAGCATTATCATCATAAGTCGAAGGATAATTACACAAGTTTCTTAATGTTGCTATGTCAATAGGATTTTTCCCCGCCCGTTTTAATGCTTTCATTTCTAAATTAATCTCGTTTTCCTCATTAGCTTGAATATATTGAAATGAAAATGTACTTCCAAGCTCAGGCTGAATGTCGCCAAAACATTGTCCGCACTCTATCGTTATAACATCATTAATCGAGGGTTGAAATCCCACAACGGAGGTTTCACCAAACTTGACATATAAACGTTTATATTCATCTGACTCAATATGAAAAACCTTTTCTCCCGCATCAACACCATTAAATTTAAAACAGGGGTCAAATACCTCACCATTGACTTTCACTTGAATAGTAGATATATAACTACCATCCTTTGGCTCTTCAACCTCAATAGCATAAAATGGATAGGACTCGCTCATAGTATGAGAGTGTTTAACAAATTGTAATTGGGTTGCCATAATTTCTCCCTCACCATTATTTTGCGTTGAAGCTGGTAATGTAACAGGGCTGTCAATTCGATACATACGTCCGCTTGCGTCAAATAAATAACGACCCGCTTCAATCCTAACAGGCGTATTGCCATTATTAATGGCTTTAATCTGAACAATCGCGGGCTTTGCAGTAAAGATTAATCCTTTCAAGGCGGCATCTGCCAATACGGTTGCGTCTCTTGATTTCAAAAAAGGCTCTTGCATTGCGACTTCAAGTTGCTGGCTATACATAGCAAGCATTTGAGCGATTGCCCCTTGCATTTGTAAAAATCTCGGATCGCCCGCGTGATACAAGGCGGCAGTCAGCTCGTTTTTTAACGCCTCTTCTTTCACCGCTTCAAGGAAGTCTTCTTTGGTGTACATTGTTCAATCCTCACATAATATCTAACACAATATTGCCAATCTCTAAGATAAAGTGCATTTTATCTGGACTCACAGGCACAGAATAAATGTTCACCGCATCAGGAGGGAGCATATCCAAAACGGGAACATCTCGACGCAATTTAGCAATCACTTCATCAGCCGCCCCCATTGTAAGCGGAGCGAATAACAGGGCGTGTTTATCAAAACCATAATCAGACCCTAAATAGCTATTCACAGGTGTTGCCAACCAATGCCGCACCATTTTTTCAACATCACTTTGTGTAATTTTTGCTGTTTCCATAATGACAATGAACCTCATCAAATTAATGCTATTATCGGGGTTTACTTTCCTTGACTTCGCTAAATTTTCCTAATAAAAAACCGCACAACAAAGTGCGGTCGTTTTTTTCTTACTTTTTCACCAATAAATCTGTTGTTATTCCACAATAATGCCCGTTGCAGTCTGAGCTTAAATCTAATTCGTACGCACACCACAACAAGCCAATAATCATTACAATCTTGAACATAATTTCACCTTTTTACTGAATTTGAGGTAAGTAAAACCGCCACACGGTTCACGGGGAAGTGCGGTCGGTTTTGGTTAGGTTTTTAACGTAAGTAATTTACGGTTTTTGTGGGGCTTTGCTCTGTTCTTGGGCTGTTAAAAATCAAGTTTTCGATTTCTTGCTGTATTTTTTTATCTTTAAGCGATTGGGTGTGCTTGGCGATAAAGCTTTCTAGCGTTTGTGCAAGTCGATTGCTAGCAGTACCAAGGTTGAAAGCGGTTTTGTAGTTTTTATGGCTTTCCAAGTCGGAAAATAGCTCCTCTAAACGCTCCCAAGCGGCAACAGAATGATTGATGTAATTCATTGCTTTAGCTAGCATATAGAAATTTTCCATATCTAACGCAAGGCTATTGGGTGGCAATTCTTGCATTGGGTGCATTGAAGCAATGTAAATCATCACATCACGATGATCTTTGCGTTTGATTTGCTCATATTTCGCCACCGCAAATTTATTTTTCACTCTTGCCCAGATTTCGCCATAACTCATTTTTGTGCGTTGATGGGTTGCAGCAACGGCGTTTTGAATAAGGCGTTGTTCTTCGGGGGTGATGGTGTCGTTTTCATTTATTGATAAAACTTTTTCTGCCTTGCCTTTATTCCAATAATCAAACAATGCTTGATAACATTCTCTTTTGTAGGTGATCAAGGTTTCTCTGATTTCAGGTTTCACCCGTTTTACATCAATGCCAAATAGCCAGCCGTTGAGGTATTGGATTGGAAGGCATAATGTTTGTTGTTCAGCACCTTGTGAAGGTATGGTTATAATGACCATACCTTGAGAAAGAACTTCATCGCGTTTAATTCTTGCATATTGAGCTTTCCAGTCCAGACCAATATTTTCACAAATTGGCTTCATTGCGACATAATGAACGTTGTTTTGCTCAAATGTAGTTAAAGTGCGGTCGTAAAATTGGATTGTTTGGAGTTGAGTTTGAATTGACATAATAGCCTCTGTAATTTTCGAAATTTTGCTAGCCAATTTAAGGTGTTCTTATAACACGAATACCTTTTGAAATTGGTGATCGAGCGGTTCGAAAGCCTACAGCAGGCTGGAGTTATTTCCCTTGCGGGTATTGTATTCCTCGCCCACTCGATCATAGATTAAAATTACCATTTTTGTCCAAACTTGGCTGAGAAAAGGAGAAACACCAAATTCTAGATACAAAAAAACCGCAATGGATTTAGGTCTTGCGGAACTGACCGCTGTAAGGTTTCGACACCTATCAGACTAATACTAATAAAAAGCCTATTGCTTGTCAATAGGCTATATTGATGTTCGGCAACAGATCACTTTCTACGTCGTTTTCGGCGTTTTTTAGATGAATTGGAACCAAAAATACCTAATATTGATATTGCAACAAACAATACAAAAAACACAATTTTAAATATCCAAACTAGGATAGAAAATATCTTTTTAAATATCTTTTTTTTGCTGCCTTTTCTTTCTGCCAGCCAAACTTCCTTAGGAATAAGATGAAGAACTGGTTTAGTCGGTTCGTTAGACATTTTCGTTATCCTCATCATCTGATTCTGTTATTTCGTTATATTGATTGGATTTTTTCATAGCTTGTGATTGGCGATATTCATTGGCTTCTGCAACCATTGTGAACTCCACTTCACAACCTAATTTTTCAGCAGCTTTTGCAATTTCGGCAAGATCGACCTCAAAAAATTCTTTTTTAGTATTAACTCTATTGACCTGACAATGTGCGAATTTTTTATGTAATGTGTTTTCTAGTTTTGGTGCATCATCTGTCCTAATTAAAGCGTGGACATCAAAAGGGAATGGAACACTGGCATCACCTAATTCTTTAACTCGATCTAACGGTTCTAATCTTCTTGTCATTCCGATTTTATAAACATTTTCCCCAAAAGAACCAATGTTAGAAATGACATATACCGTACCTTGTTTGGTGAGTTGAGCCATTGATATAGCACGTTGAGAGTCTTCTATCGCTTGCTTTAAATCTTGTTCTGCTTGAGCCAGTTTAGCTAATAACTCTTTATTGGTTTTATCTAATTCAAGCAATTTTTTATACTGTGCGATCTCTTTTTGAGCTTCCCTCTCTTTTTGTTCCGCTAGTTTTCTTTGTTTTTCAGCTTCACGTTGAACTTTTTGTTCTTCTCTCATCTCTTCTTGAATACGTTGCTGTTCCTCTTTTTCTCGTTGTTTTTTAAGTTCATATTCAAAGGCTAGGTGTAATTCTTCGTGTTTCAGAGCTAAATAATCTTCGCTAATGAAGATCCGAAATATCACGCCTTGTTTGTTTAACCTTTCAAAGGACTTAGTCATTTTATTCTTGAACAAATCAAAGTTTCGGAAAGAGACATCGTTAATCAATAAATCACATTCTTTGTCAAATGCCGTAAGCATTATAGTTGATATGTTATTCATCATAGTAAAACCATCTTTTTCAGCTGTTTTACCTAGCCCGACGACCCATTCAGCATCGGAATATGTAGCTTGCTCTGATTTTTTTAATTCAGCTTGTTTCTGTTTATTTTCATTCCATTTTTCTTTGAAACGTTTAGAAGAGCGAAATCTGAATTTTGGTGTGTAAGGAGCAATAGTGGAGACTTCTTGAGCGCATTCTGATTGACTGCCCTTAGAAAAGGGTTGTCCTTGATTGTTTTTGAGTTTCTTCCATTTTCTATAGTAAATAACAAATAAGATTAAAAAAATAGGGGAGGATAAAAACCAAATGATTGGTAATGCGGCGTCCATAAATAAACTCCTAAAATGAATGTGGGAATTTATCATACCAAAATTAAGAAACTTTTAAAGTAAGTGAGAACACCTTAATCAGATTGTATTCAACGAGCTTAAAATTGAGCTGGCCAAATTTATCACTGAGATAGCAGCATTAAAACTAACAAAAATTAACTCATTGAAAAAGTGTAGTGCTATGATATACAATAACCGTATTATTAATTAAATTCTTACCTTATGATACTTTCATTTAAGCATAAAGGCTTGGAAAAATTCTATAAAACTGGCTCAACTGCTGGGATTATTGTTGCACATTCGGCTAAATTAAAGCGAATTTTAGCGCGATTAAATAGCTCAAAACAAATACAAGATATGAATATCCCGGGTTGGAATTTGCACCCATTAGCTGGAAACCTAACCAATCATTGGAGTGTTAAGGTAAATGGTAATTGGCGAGTTACGTTTAAACTGGAAAATGGACACGCTGAAATTGTGGATTATCAAGATTATCATTAGGAGATTACGATGAATATGTATTGCCCACCGCACCCAGCAGAAGTTATCAAAGAAGATATTTTACCCGAGTTAGGCTTAACTGTAACACAGGCGGCTAAACAGTTAGGCGTAAACAGGGTAACCTTTTCCCGATTATTAAACGGCAAGTCCGCAATTAGTGCTGAAATGGCTTTACGGCTGCACGCTTGGCTAGGGGAAAATAGCCCTAGTCCAGAGAGCTGGTTACATCAGCAAGCGGATTATGATTTATGGAAAGCCTCACAAAAGCAAACATTTTCGGTTCAGCCTGCTTTTGTAGTATAGCGAATATAAGAAAAGCCTATTGATTATCTATAGGCTTTGAACATATCTATTTTATTGATAATTCAACCAACCTGAAATGGGGTCGGCTAAACTCATCATCGTCCGTGTTTTACGCTTCTTCATTTTCCGCATCTAACAGTGCCTTTCTTTCTTCCATTTCAGCACGCTCCTGCATTAACCGCGTCTCTTCCTGTCCTGAAGCTAAAATTGCGTCAAGTTCTTCGTAAACTTTATCCATACTTTTCACTTCAACGGTTGATTCGACTTGTTGTTTTGGAACTAAATCATAATTTACATTCCCCAAGAATTGCACAAGTCTTGAGTCATACATTCCAACTAAACCGCCCTCAACAAGCATTGTTTTGCCTAGATCTTTAAACCTTTTGTACGCACCGAATAATTGTTTATTTTTTATACTTCCATCTTCATTTTTCGCAGTACAATTATCTGTAAATGTTTGTTCATCAACACCACACAATAGAGCCATTCTTGTTATTGTTGGGAAAGCAACGCCAAGTATATCCATTTTCTTTCCCTCACTGTCTTTTTGAATTAACTCATAGTATTTGAGTTTCCCTTCAACATAATCATTGATCGCAGCCTCCATTTTCTCAATAGCTAAATCTGGATCAAACTTATAGGGACGTCCCCGTTTGGTTTCCCATTGCCCCTCTTCTAATTTGAGTTCCCTCTTCGAAATTGCGGCACTCACTTTTGCTTTACGTTTAACTTTTGTTTTTGCCGTTGTTGCAGCTTCCTTTCTAGTCGCCATATCTATATCCCACTAAATCCAGTTGCTTTTCGCTTCCATCACTTAACACGCTTTTGAATTGACGCAATATATTGTCATCATAGGATTCTTTTGATAGCCTTCTTCGAGTGGATGAAATACGTTGGTTGATTTTATCGACTTGCTTCATCACTAATGACCCCGCTTTAATATCCTCATCGAAATTAGGGTTGAGTTCACGCATTCGATTTACCGCATCAACGAGTTCAGCACTCTCATCACAAAGCATTGATAAGTGCATACTCAGAACCTGAGCTGACGCACCTTTAACTATGGTTTCTGTCAGCCCCTCTAAAAGCTGATTAGCATAATGCTGCACACTGCTATAAATAGCGAGTTGCTCAACACTTCTTGGATCTCGTTCTGGGTAATTCGACATACCCAGCAAATAATCCATTGACACGCCATAGCACAATGATGCCCGAGCAAGAAAATTATGATTAATCGCCGTTTTCGAGGTTTTTCTTTCCATCTTGGAAATCATACTCGTATTAGTATAGCCCATTTCCGCTGCGGCTCTCTCTGGGCTTTTCCTTGCAAGTAAACGCGCACTTAAACAACGTGCACGGATTAAATCAGGATTTAACTTAAAGTTACTAATTTTTTTCGTCATACAACAACCTTACTTAACTAATCCACTTAACCACACTCTCATTTCTAACTTTTTATAAACGACTAAATCAATATTACCGCTCCCGCTTTTCTAATAACTTCACTTTCCGTTCAAAAATCCGCTTAATCCGCCTTAAATCCTCATCGCTATAATGCCTTGGGCGTTGGTCGCTCTCGATCGATTCCACCTTCTCAATACCCAAACGCTCAATGATCCCAATGCGATATTGATGATAGTTTCCGTCAAGCCAGCGATTACAGCGTTTGCACTGACCAAAAATGTTTAACGAATAAAACCGCAAGTGCGGGGCTGAACCCCGACTACGATAATGCCCCGCGTCAAATCCCCCGCCTAATTTCTCGCTAATCAACGGCGTACCGCACGAGATACATTCCTTATTCGCATCACGAAAACGGATATATTTATTCACCGCACTTTGTGCTTCAGCAATGAGCTGATGATGCGTTTTATTCTTCTCTTTAAGTGCGGTCATTCTTTTGCGAGTTTCTGTTCGCTCCACCTTAGCCATTTTTTCACGCTTTTTGCGTGATTGTTCTGCCGATAATTTGATCGCACAATCCACACTACAGACTTTCTGTAAGCTACTTACTGTCTTTGTGTAATAAGTGCCACACACTTTGCATTTATGCTGTTTTGGTGCTTTTGCCATTATTACCCCACAAGCACGAGCGTTATCATATATGTGGTATAGCAAACCACCCCAACGCAAATTGCGATATAAAACCATTTATCGCCCATTGTTACTTTCTCCTGTTAAAAACCGTCCCAAGCCTCTTTCAATTCCATCAATAATCCCTTTTTCATTTGAATAACAACAAGAAGCTCAATCCGCCAACACCGAAAATGACTAGCAACATTAACGCCTCAATTCTATTGATATGGTGTTTACTCTGTTTTTCCGCCACCCAAAAGCCAAAGTACACACCTAAAAAACTTATAACACTTGATAAAATCGATAACATCTTTCCTCCCGTTAAAAAAATGAATGAAGTTGATTGATCACATTCGGATCGGTCGTATCGTTGAAAATATGCTTAATTGCCGCATTAATCAGAGCGGAGTAGCATTGTTCAAACTCGTCTTGTTCCATATTGCCGTAACTTAAACTTTGAGGCTCTACTCGCATTCTGCCGTCAATGGTGTAAGTAACCTCTCGAAACCCAGCAAGCACAGTAAGATTTTTGCGAAAGGTATCAAACTGCTTCGCCTCGCTTTGGAACTGCAGTTCTGTGTTTTCTGCGGCCCAATACTCAAAACAAAATTTAAAGAAAGCGAACACTTTACGATGAAACTGTGGATTGCGTGTACGTTTGATTTCAACGGAATACATTTCCCCGTTTTTGAAGCCTTGAAGTGCGGGCAAAAACATTTCATCAGCTGGCACAAACGTGCCTCCCGCACCTTTAACCATTTCAATAATCACGGGTTATACCCACCGCACTTCTTCACAAAATCCAACGTAACCGACCGCTGTACAAAATCTTCCATCGCGGGATCGAACACCACAACCATTTGCCCTTTTGTGTTGCCTTTGATTTCTTCGCCCGTGATAGGGTGAATAAAATTAATGCGGCCGCCGACAATGTCGATGACCTCATTGGCAACATTGTGAATGTGGTTTTGATACCATTGCGTCGATTTATCGTTATTGAGCAACATCACCACCAAATAACCTGCGTCGCGTAATTCCTTTGCCCGTTTGAGGTAAGGCGTAACGTTGGAGTAAGGCGGATTGACGAAAATACGCAAAGGAAAATGGCAGGTTTCCGCCACCTCATCAAGCAATCGATCGAATAAATCCTCACCGAGAAAATCTGTTGCTATGCACGTTTTATTAAATCCCTCCGCATCGTCATCATCTTCAGGGGCTGGCTTACCGATATAACGGTAAGCCAAGGCATTTTTGTGGTCGGCACAGCCGTCAATATCAAACCAGTTAAAACGCTGTAAAAGCCAGTCAAAAAAATATCTCGGGGTTCGCCACGTGTCTTTGTCAAATTGTTGTTCGGTCATTGTCTGTAGCTCTCCCAATCAAAATTTATCACTGCACCTTTACCTTCCCGCATTCGATCAATGATTCTCTCACCGACATATCTGCTCAATTCATCTTCCGATAGGTTGCTGATTAAAATTGTTGGTTTCATTTGCTCATAACGCTCATTGATGATTTCAAATAAAATAATCTTTTCCGATTCAGAGCCAAATTGAATGCCTACCTCATCAATGATAAGTAAGTCCTTATCTGTGTAGATCTCCATTACTTCATTCTCGGTTAAAGAGGAATTTTTATCCCAAGTTGATTTTACTTTGCGGATAATTCTTAACGCGGTGGTTATCAACACTTCATCTTGATGTTGCTCGATGATGTGATGAGCAATCGCACTAGCAAGATGATTTTTCCCTGTACCGGGTTTCCCACAAAGAATTAGCCCTCCACCAACTGATTTGCGATCAACCCATTTTGTTGCATAAGCCTCACAAAAACGTTTAGCCTTACGGTTATATTCGGTTTCTTGATAATTACTAAAACAAGCCTGTTCAAAACGTTTGGCAATGCCAGAAGTCATTTTTAATACGTTAATGTTATGCTCACGTTCCGTTTGTTCCTGACGCGCTTTATCTGCCTCAAGTTTAAGGATTTTTTCCTTTAGGCATTCTGGGCATTGCGTTTTTGACTCAATCCCTCCCCCCATAGGAAAGTGTATTTTTCGATAAAATTGGCGATACGATCCGTGCTTTTCACAGTCACCAATTTGTTCTTTCACTTCAGCATTTTCGACTTCAGAATTAAACCCTTCTAAAGCATTTTTCAATTCCTTTTGCAGGCCTTCTAGCGTTACTTTAAACATTAATAAAATCCTCCGCCCATTCTGGTGTTTTGGTTTCCCCGTATATTTTTTTTGCAAATCCATTGTGTGCATCTGGCTTGTTATTCAACGGATTTGGCAATGCTTTCACATTTTCAGGTTGTGAATAATCATCTTCCCAACGGCGGTTGTTCAGGTATGTTGTCGGATGTAATTTTTCAAAACCGAACTGCCCAAGTGAAAATCGCCTGCGAATATCCAAAACGAGCATATCGGTAAACTCACGAATGGATTTACCTGATGACTTAAACGCGGTGCCAAAACTTTTTAGTGCTTTTGCACGGTTGACTTTAACCAAGCCTGCCTGCCAGAAATCGGCAAAACACAGCTCAAATTCAGATTGCTCAACCGAGCTTTTTTTATTTATTTTTTTATTGTTATTTTGAGTAGTGTTTTTATTGTTATTTTGTGTGTGAACTTTTTTCACAGGATCTTGTGAACTTTCTTCACAGGTGCTATGAACTTTTTTCACAGGTGAACTTTCTTCACTAGTGAACTTTTTACACAGGTTAGGCGTGAAAACATTCACCCCTCTTGCCCCTTTTTGGCGAGTTAATAACCCGATTTCCGTTAAATGATTGCAGGCATCAATCACAGCTCTGTTGCTCAACCCTGTCACTTCCATTAACTGGCTAATAGAAATCGCATCACAATCTTTGTTCCAGCCTTTTGTTTTACGCACAATCACTAAGTAACATTTAAGTTCTGAACCAGTTAAATCGCAGATTAAGTCATCAACGACCGAATTAGGCAGTTGGAAAGAATTTGGAATAAATTGATTGCTCATAGCCCCACCGCCTTATCTTGTGTAAATTCACCGTTCCACGTTGCTTTCATTGGCAAATTGCCTTTCACATACCATTCATAGAGCTTTGCCGCCCCTTTCTTTAGCAACACAGGTTTATAAGCGATAAACGGCTCTTTGCCGTGCTGAGCGATTTCTGTAGTTTCCTCCGTGAGATATTGATCTCGGGCATAGGCTTTTACTCGCTTACGATTGCCGTCTTGATAAAGCCAATTTTTGCCTAACAGAAACTCACCCACTTTTAACGAATTTACCCCGTTCAAGCCTTTCACAAATTCAAATGGCGAAATCCCATTACGGAAATAGCTTTCCATTGATTCGATTTGTTCGGATTTTTGCTTGCTTTCTAACAAGGCTTGGTGTTCGCGAACTAATGCGAGTTGTTCACTTTCTTTTGCATCTGCCCAAGCCCGAGCGGCTGCCACAGGATCGTTAAAATTAGGCAAAAGTGCGGTGTTTTTTTGCTGATTTTCTAGCTCTTGCCAGCGATCAACCAAGCGAGCCGTAAATTCAGGTGAAAGTTGTGCTACAACAACATAAGTATCTCGCTTAATGAGTTGATACTCTAAAACGCTCTGCCCAAGATGATTTTTAACTTCCACCAATGGTGTAAGTTGAATCAATCCCTTATCTTGCAAGCGTTCAACCGTTCTTTTTACTGAGTCGTGTCTTGCTTCCACCAATTCAGCAATCTCACGACTGCTCATTTTTATGCTTGCATTTTGTTCCGAAATCATTGATAATCCGTTCATAGATAATTCCTTTCTAATGAATTACCACCGCTGCAACGGTGGTTTTTTATTGCTTTAATTCCCATTTCAGACAAACCAGCTGAGAAAGTAGCTGGTTAATCAATCCTGTTAATTTCTCACGCTCTTTTGCTGAAAGCTCTTGCCCTAAATCGGAGTTATCAGATAAGGCATTCGCACTTTCCCCACATAATTTCCCCACTGATTCAGACAAAACAACCACTTCACGCAATAAATCTAACGATCCCTTACATTCTTGCGGGCAAGGCATTAACGTGTGATCTACTGCCTGAGCAATCATTTCAACGATGTTGATTGAATCAGTGAGGGCAATGAGATGAATGGCATCAACAAAGCCAAGTTTGTTACGGTCATAATTCGTATTTAATTCCTGACCTAGTTGCGTTGTCGTTTTTCCCATTGCAGGTGCAAAATTTGAGATTTCGCGACTACGGGATAACTGCGTATGCAGGGCTTTTTGTATGTACAAAAACGGTGATTCATCTTTCATAAAATTTTCTCGTTTTTTTATGGTTACTTTTTGAGTGGGTTTGGTAAATTATGGATTAGCTGGATTCGCTAGTCGCTTAATGTCGTCAGCCGTTATTTTATTATTGAGAGCATTAGCTAGTTTCTCTGCATATTGCGTTTCTCCCGTGTAATCTGTTCTTGGCAATGTATTTGAAGCTCGCCACTTATACACAGCCCGAGAAGTAATACCGCATAATTGAGCAACATTTGAAGCTCCAATATGGTCAATAATTTGTGTAAGTGTTTTCATAATTCCTCATAAAAATATGAACATTAAGTACATAATAAATCAGAACTGAAAGTACTTCAATATTTATTTATAATTGAACCAATGGTACGGAGATAAAAAATGATTACAGAAGAAAAATTCAGAGAGAATTTTGCTAAACGATTAGATCTTGCTTGTAAAGAAAAAGGTTTAGCAGAGTGGGGGCGTGGTGCAGAAATTGCTAAAATCCTTGGAATAACGCCTAAAGCGGTCAGCAAATGGTTTAGCGGAGAAACAACCCCCTCACCGAGTAAAACTTATGCTCTTGCCAAATATTTAGGAGTAACACCAGAATGGCTAACATTTGGCGATCAAAATGTTGTTCCTGCGAACGTTAAAAAATCCCACTCTTATCCCCTTATTAGTTCAATTCAAGCAGGAACGTGGACAGAAGCGTGCGATTTTCACGATAGTATCGGTTATGACTATATTGACACAGAGATAGATGCAGGCGAAGACGCGTTCTTTTTGCGGATAAGCGGCTTATCGATGGAGCCTAAATTTAGCGAAGGGGATTTAGTGCTAATTGACATCCGAAAACGCCCTCACCCCGGTGATTTTGTAGCCGCTGTCAATGGAAACGGTGAAGCAACCTTAAAACGCTATCGTGAATTAGGCGAAATTTCCGAATCAGGTAATCCACATTTTGAGCTTGTTCCCCTTAACCCTGATTTTCCTACCCTTAGTTCAATGAAGCAAGAAATTCGCATTATTGGCGTGGCGGTTGAGCATAGGAGTTATTTGTAAGTCCCAAACCAGTAATTGAATATTATTGGGTAGGTTTGGTGTAGTGTTTGAATTAGAAACTATTTATAACTAATATGAATATAAAAGATGTAAAATCCCATATTCTAAAGGAAGACAATATAATAAAGTTTATACTCACTGCATTAGCTAGCTTTATTGTATTCTTCTTCTCTAATAAAGAAATATTTCAAGGTATATGGATTTTTGACAGGGTGTATTTTCACATTAAAGGCAATTTAAAAATTACTTTGATAGCAATTGCTTTGCTTATTAATTTTTTATATCTTTTTTTACCTATCATAAAAAAAGATATAAAAAATTAATCGGCTAAATATAGAATTAAGGGCTTTAAAAGAGGGTAAAGATATAAGAGATAGTGACTTATCTAAAATAAATGGATACATTAGTAATAAGATTAGACATATTCTTCGAAGTATATTTGATGAATATAATTTAGATAATTCAGATAGAATAACTCTATATGGACAAATGTCATCTATGCAAAATGGAATGATTGTTATTGATAGGTACTCGGGAAACAGGCACTACTCTACATACTCATTACAGAAAGTTTATAGAGATGATATAGGTATTATTGGAAAAGTAATGCAGTCTAGTTTTTATATTGATCTCGAGTCTCCTTGCATAATATCATCAAGGGGGAAAAAGCGAGATAAGGAGGTTAAACTTTATCAAGAATATCATTTAAGTAATTACGAGTTCACAGAAGCTGATATAAACTCTTTAACCACAAAAATGCGACCTAGTCGATTTATTGCAAAATCAATTATGGATAAAAATGGCTATCCATTCAGTATTTTATTAATAGAAGGAGAAAAACCTAGTTCATTATCGCATTTTGATGAAAAGCTACAAAATAAATTCAAAGAGTTTTCAGAAAATGATAAAATGCTTAGCTCAATTCTCGAAATAAATAGATTATTACATAAATATAATTTAATATCTGAAATTCAAATTCAAAATGCAAACGATCCTAAAATACCGGAGTAGTTATGAAACGCAGTGTAGATATAGTAATAAAAGAACTTATAAAAAAAATAGGAAGAAAGCTATCTCTTTTAGAAATTATCAATATGATTTATTTATTAAATTGGTATTCAACCTTAGTAGATGATGAATATTATACAGAAGAATTTGACTGGTTTACTAATCCTATATGTGCAGTATCTAATTCTTTAGAAAAACGTATTCTTTCAAAGAATATATTTACTATAAATAAAGTTAATAATATAGATTTCGTCTCAGAGGTTGATGTCCAAAATTATGAAAAACTTACGCCAAGAGAGGAGGCATATTTAGATCTTATTATCGAAAAATATAATGATGACATTGACAATATTATACGTTTAGTTAAAGCATCTTACCCTTTTGAAAAAGGTATAATGAATGCCAAAATAGACTTATTGAAATTAGCAAAAGAATATAAACAATAATAATTTTCAGGATTAATTTTTTAAACCGCTCCAATGGCGGTTTTCTTTTTCCCAACTCTCCTACCATTTTCGTGACACCACAAAAATGCTACTTCACTCAGATTTACCCCCCTGTTTTCTATTTTTTTATACTTTCTTGCTCAAAAAACAAGCAATCAAACAGATTTTTTGAAATTATTTTTCTTTATAAATCAACAATATGTGTACTTTTGGTACTTTTCTTTTTATGAGATGAACAAAAAGTTCTTTACATATATGAACCAATGGTACATAATACACCCATCAAAACGAAACAACGTTTAATGCTCTTTAACAATCAAGATGAAATAAAAAGCCCTGCGGTAACAGGGCTTGGATAATTAAACTTCGCGAACAGGTGTTTGTCGGTTAGTGTCCATAACAAGACCGATACAATGTAAGCAGTTTTGTTTGGTCGTATAACCTTCACTTTGAGCTATAGGTTCGTGATTGGCGGCTTTTAGTCGCCAATACCACTGACCATTAACACCTTTGAAAATTTCAAAATACATAGAGGTAACTCCTTATGCAAAACGAAATGAAACGCTACGCAATTTCTTATTTCTTCAAAGGAAAGAAGTGGTGTTCAGATGTCTACGCCAACTCGCTTGAAGAGGCACAAGAAAAAGTCAAAGCAATGTCCCAAGCAACTATTGATGGTGAACTTTACTGTTCAATATATGTTCCAGTCAAGCCACAATCACGCATTGCAAGGTTGCTTTTAAAGCTACTACATAAATTTAGCTAATTCAATATTTCATCTTGGTGATGATGCTCTTTAACAATTTAGATAAAACACCTTGTCGCCTGATGGTGAGTAGTTAGTCAAAGCGTGGAAGACCCTATAGCCCCACCGCTACAACAGCATTATGCCCAATAGGGGAAACAGACATAATCCGACAAGGTGTTTAGGTGAAAGCTGGTCGCACAT